GAATCGTAATTATTAACACCTTCAAAATCTATCATACCAATAAATTTATATTCGACATCATCAGCATCGACAGAGTTCCAGTGTTTAATCTCGTTCTTGAAGTCAAGGGCATCCATCTTATCGACAAATGCCCTAACTTCTTCACTGATTACGTTCTTTTGCCTATCCCATGCGACATAGGACACACATTTTTTATCCTTGTAATAGGATGCAAGCCTTTTCTCAAACTCGTCTAAAGGATAACCACTCATTCTTCACCAAAGAATATTCTGCCTTTCTGTTCCATTGTGCCATGCTTATAGAAAGCCTTTGCAATTTGGGTAATCATATTTTGATAAGACATTTTATGGTTAAGGTTATTTCTAAAATCCCAACCTTTTCCACTGGCTATAGTTTGTAGCTTGCCTACAAATCCACTTTCAGCTTGAGAGTAGTGTTGTGGAGTAGGATAATCGCAACAGAGTTCATGCACTGACTTGTTATCGTTAATAAAAGAATCAAGAATAGACTTGCCTCTTAAAGAGTAAGATTCATTCTTGTATTTCTTTTCGCACTGCGACATCAAGTTTTTATCCCTATGAACAAGGCTTGAAAGGATAGGTATTGCTAGACCATCATCCCACTTCAAACCTTTATAGACTGCATAGCTGATTGACTCTGCATCTATGACAACAGGTGATGACTTCTCTAAGTCAGCCTCCACTTGCTTATCATCTACAACAACAACGTCATCAGTAGCATCTGCATCTACGATTATAGCTTTAGATTTTTCAACCTTAGCATCATTCTCTTTTACTAATGCTCTAAGTTCATCAGCTTGCAGTTCAAGTTGATTAACCTTTTGCATTATGTCCTCATTGATTACAGAGTAAACAACATCTATGTTGTCAACAATGGTTTCAATGATACGCTTGACTTGTGTTGTCTTGTTGACCCCACTCGTCTTATGTATGTGGTCTAAAATAGACCATACTTTATCCCCAACATCAAACGTGATGGTTTGGAGGGTTTGCTTATTTACTTTCATGTTCCTAATATAACACAAAAATCAGATTGGTCACAAAAAAGATACAAAAAGATGATATTTTTATTACAGCATTTGTTTTTGGTGTTTTTTTCGATTACTATAATCAAATGCTATCGCTTGAGGAGAAAAAACTTATTGACTACATCATATTGAAACAAGCAATTCGTGATTTAGCCTCTAAAAATGTTAGCACTTCTGAATCAGCATCAAAATTTTTTAGGTCTAAAAGTTATGTGCGTTTGTGTGTGTCTTTGGACATAGATAAACAAGCTATGGACAAATCTTTAGTTGAGTTGGAAAGTTATCCACTTATAAGTAGAAAAAAACTTGCTAATAAGATGGCAAGAATGATAGATACTTTAAGTTTTTTGAGGGAGTCTTAGTAGGTATGTACTTACTAAGTTTTAATTAATTAGTAACTACTAAGTAGTAAGTATATACAAGTATGGAGGAAAAAATATGGATGTCAACCAAGACATAAAGAGTAGTACGAATAATTTATCACATGGTCAGCACAAAATAGTTTGTCCTTTATGTGCAGATACAAGAAAGAAAAAAAGAGATAAGTCTTTGTCTGTAAACATAGATGGGGAACGTATTGTGTATAACTGTCATCATTGTGGCAGTAATGGTGCAGTAAATAATAAATCAAGTTGGAGTAAACCAAAAATGCAAGTAGTAAAACAACAACCAAAGAAACAAGAGCCAATAGAATTACCAAAACAGGATGACATACAGGAGAGTTTGGCATGGTTAGAAAATAGAGGTATTAGCAAGCAGATTGCTAGCAAGACAGGAGTTGTTCTGGGTAAGAAAAAATATAAACCAGTCATAGGTTTTTCCTACGCTTCAGCGAAGGGTGATGTTTACGCAGTGAAATGGAGAGTTGCAAATGGTGAAAAAATCTTTTGGTGGGAAGGAAATGCACAAAAATTATGGGGTAATAACCCAAAAAACAAGGACTTAGAGGATGTAGAAAGCACTATTGTTATTACAGAGGGAGAAATGGATTGTCTTGCTATCAAAGAAAGTTTCAAAGACTATGCAAACATAGATGTTTACAGTGTTCCACATGGAGCATCATCAAAGATAACAGATGGAGTTTTAGACCCAAGCGAGGACAAGAAGTTTGCTTATCTATGGGAGGAAAGGGAAAAGTTTGAAGGCTTAGAAAGGATAATCATTGCTACAGATAATGACGAGGCAGGCGATGTTTTGGCACAAGAATTATCTCGAAGATTGAATATAGCAAGATGCTATCGCATGGATTACAAAGGAAAAAAAGATAGTAATGATGTCTTGATGCTTGATGGTGCAGAAACACTAAGGACTATGGTATTAGAGGCAAAACCTATACCTTTACATGGTCTAAACAGTATGGATTTTTACGCAGATGAGTTCCAAAACTTGTATGAACAGGGAAAACCTACAGGTGCAAGCACTGGATACCCAAGCGTTGACGAGTTATTCACTCTTAGCACTGGTAATTTAATCATCACTACTGGATACCCAAGCGAAGGGAAGTCAGCGTTTATTGACCAGTTAATAATAAATTTAGCACGGCAGTCAGGTTGGAAAACATGCTTTTGTTCGTTTGAAAAGCCACCAAGTTTACATGCAGTTCAGTTGTCACAAATACTGACTGGCAAACCTTTCTTCGAGGGTGCAAATGAAAGAATGAATCAAGAAGAAAAGGACTTCGCTGAAACATGGATAAAAGAACACATACTGTTTCAAGATTACAAAGGGGGTGAATTGCCTACGATTGAGGCGATATTAGAGAAAGGTGCATCAGCAGTAATGCGATATGGTATTAGAGTTTTAGTTATTGACCCATATAACTTTGTGCATAATGACAAAGGTGGTTTAGAGACAGAAACGATAAGCAATATACTTACCAAAGTACAGTTGTTCGCAAAGCAACATCAGTGTTTGGTGTTCTTTGTCGCACATCCTAATAAACCTTTTGTCAGGGATGGCAAAAAGAATGTCTGTACTGGTGTCGATATTAGTGGTTCTATGGCATGGTTTTCTAAAGCTGATATGGGATTAACTGTATATCGTGGGGAGGAAAGTGTAGAGATACATTGTTGGAAAGCTAGATGGGGTTGGAATGGTAGGTTAGGCAGTGTAAAATTAATCTTCAATCCTGTTAATGGTAGATATGAAGAGTACGAAACAGTTGAAGATGACTTCGATTGGGATTTCTAAAGATGCCCAAGTGAATGAGATTGGCACTCCATATCTCCACAAAAGAAACAAAGTAGGTCTAACAACACTAGGGAAAAGTAAAGTTGCAAGGGCGATTGTCTATGACCAACACATCATAGACAAAGCCTATCTCAAAGACTTAATCACTGACACACAACACAATGCACTCAATAAATACTTTGAATTAATAAGTAAAAGTGGTGCTTTCACGTCAGGTGTGTCAAGCTCATCGGAAAAAATATTTACCAGTCAATATTCTCCACCGAGTTCCAAAGCAGTTGTTCTTCTTAAAGTGCAAAGGTTCATAGTGGCAGAATGTGGGCAGACAGTTGAAAAGAAATTGTGGAAAATCATGTGTGATAATCCACAAAGTTTAAATGATATTGATGTAAAAGTTTTGGTGGTTTCTAGTGATGCTTTATTAAGTTATTGGTTTACTGGTCAGCAGTCTCCTGTTTCCCTATTTCAGCAAGCCTTGACAAACCCACTGTAGTTTCTGATTCAGTAAAAGATTTTTTTACCTCTTCTACTTCTTGCTTAGGTTCTTCTAACTTAACTTCTACGTTCTTAGCATTAGCCAAAGAATGTATCATGTGAATTATTTGTTTGTTCAGACTTCTATTTTCTGCTTTAGCTAAAGCATGAGCCAAGCTATAAGTTTCCTCTGAACATCTAATGAATAGACTTTTCATCTTCTTGTATCTCCTTGTAAATTATTTTAGGACTTTCTAAAATCTCACCTATCGCAACACTTTCTCTACCCACTTGCCAAAACTTGCTTTCTTGTAGAGTTTCTATTGCATGAGCCATGTAATGTTCGTTAGCTTGTAGCAAAGGATTGTCTAGCAAACTGATAGCATAAGTCATGGCATCTACCTCGTCATCAAATATCCATACTTGATGTCTCCACTCTCCAACAGAGTTGTATTTATCATTGGTGTTGATATCAAAAGTGTGCCTAATAACTGCGAACATAGGTAATAGTATAAAGCAAATTGATAGCAAAGTGAAAACAAAAAAAAGGGGAAGAGTATCTCATCTTCCCCTTCCTAGCTTACTCAATATGGAGGTATTGAATATTAACTTTTAAGAGTATGTAGGTGTTGTATTAGGATTGTTCCTTTAATTCCCATCCTTGTATTAGGAAACCTACGATTGTTATTTAATCATAATAGATAGCATACTGCAATAGATATCCACAACTTATCCCCAGTTTTTTCACAGCCTCATCTGACCAGTAAATATTTATTTTTAACGTCCTAAAGCACGTGAGTAAACACTATCATCCAACATGACTGACAAACATATACTGGTTTATATTTTTTTTTAACGTCCGTCAGAAACATCAGTAAGATGACAGTGTTCTAACCCCCCC